GATATTTCAACACTTTTACCAGTCGGACGTAGATTCTACTATTGACCATAATATAAGACGTTCTGCGTTAATAGAAATTGATTTAACGACATTTAGACGAGGCAAAATTCAGATTGAAAAGGCGAATGTAAAAAACGGACAACCTGAAAACTACCAATTAACATTTTACGGTGAAATAAGAACCTTAAAAGATTTGTTTGGTGAAGACAAATTAAACAACTTAGATTTTACTGATTTAGAATTTGCTTATACTGGAACTCAAATATATAATAGAATAACGGACTTAACAACAGATTACGATGTTCGCTATCCTTTAATTGCAAGTAATAGGTTATGGACGTACCACCACGGGAGCGAAGATATTACGCAAAACGCACACGCAATACAATACGATGAGTTATTTCCAGCGGTAAAAGTACGTGAAGTATTTAGAGCAATCGAGCAAGAATACAATGTTACATTTACTGGAACTTTCATTAGTGACCCAAGGTTTAACAACGTCTTTTTGTATGGTAAAAACACGAATGAATATAGTTTTATAACAGCTACAATAGATTTAGACTTTAGTTCAAAGATAAACAACAACGATGTTAACTGGTCAAACATAAGCACGTCAAACGCTGAAGACTTCGTAGACTTAGCAACCAATACTATTAATGTTAAAAACTTTGACAACCAAGTAAACAAGCATAAAATAGAAATTAATATTACTTCAAAAAGTGCTTCAGGAACTTTATATATAGACGTTTACCAAGACGGTAATTATTATCAAACATTACAAACAACAACGACTGGTAACGTAGGAAACGGAATAACATTTTTAAATACAAGTGGATTAGACACTAATTTACAATTTCAGTTTAAAGCGACTAATTCAATGAATATAGAAGCTGTTGTTACTTATACTGCAAGTGGTGTATATTACGACTTTGTAACACCCGCTGTTTATAACGTAGAATCAATTTGTACTATTCAAACAAACACAACTGTTTTAGCTGGTAACGTAAGTATAAATTCTACGATTCCAGATATGAAAGTAGCGGATTTCTTCGCTGGTGTACTAAAAGAATTTAATTGTACGTGTGTAGCAACTGACGTAGATACATTTGAAATACTACCTTTAGAAGACTGGTATGGACAAGGTGCAATTGTAGACGTAACAGAATATACTGATATTGATTCAATAGACATTGAAAGAATTAAGTTATATAAAAAGATAGCGTTAAAATACCAACAATCTGAAAGTTTCGTTAACCGTAATTTCTTTAAGTTGTCGAATAAAGAATACGGAGATATGGAATACCAATTTGCGTACGATGGCGACGAATATACCATAGAATCTCCTTTTGAAAATTTATTATTTACACGTTCAATAGACAACTCAAATAATTACGCAATATTAGGATATTGTTTAAACGAAAGTTATAATGCTTACACACCTAAACCGATGCTGCTTTATTTGTATGGCGAAAGTAATGATTTAAGTTCACACCCTATTAGATTCTACGACGGAACTACGCACCAAGACATAGATTCATATGCACAATTTGGACAAGACTTTACTTATCAAAACGAAAAATATAGTTTAAATTTTGGTGCTGAAAATTCAGTAATTCATTTAGAAACAATTCAACAAGGATTATACGCACAATATTATTATCCTTACTTACTTAACTTGTTTAACTTAAAAAATAGATTAATTCACGTAAAGACGAATTTACCTATTTCACTACTAACAAACCTAAAGTTAAACGATAGAATAATAATACGAGATAAAAGATACATTATAAACGAAATGAAAAGCAACCTAACAACGGGTGAAGTAAATTTTAGTTTATACTTAGATTTCAGATTATTTGAAGGTAACCAAATATTAACGCCAGATAAAGAAGCACAATGTTTAGACATTCCAATAAGAATGATTAATGGAGCAATACAAGCTGAAATAACAACGGATTTTGCGGGTGTTACTATTACACCAGATACAATTTATATTTCGGAAACAGTAGAAGTTTGTATTCCAGCTAACCCTAATTCACCTTCTTATTTATTAGCTGAAAATTCAGATATATTAACTACTGAAGAATGGCAAAACTTTATCACTGAAGAATCCAGTATTCAAGTAATAGTATTAACTGTTACATATACATTTAGTGACGGTTCAACGACAACACAATTAATAACAATATTACAACAATGATAGAATTAATTTTAGATTTATTAAAAACAGATAATTTTTACGGTGTAAGTGAAATTGTAGATGTTGCGAAAGGAAAACACGAATTAACTGGAAACATTAAAAAGATTTATAAACAAGAAATACGTAAAGAGACATGGCGGAAAAAAGAACGATTGAATTAGAAATACAAGACAATAGTAAATCTTTAAAACAACAGTATAGAGAAGCCGTAAAAGAACTTCAAGCTGTTTCCGAACAATACGGTAATACTTCAAAAGAAGCCGCTGCTGCTGCTCAAAAAGCCGCTGAATTAAAAGACCAAATAGCATTTAGTAAAGATTTAGTAGAAGGTTTTAATCCAGACGCTAAATTTAAAGCTGTTGAAGGTGCTATTAATGGCGTATTAAACGGTTTTCAGGCGTTTGAAGGTGGACTTGCTTTAGTAGGTGTTGAAAGTGATGACTTACAAAAAACAATGGTTCGTTTACAAGGTGTTATGGCTTTAACACAAGGTATAAACGGTGTATTAGAAGCTGGAGATGCTTTTGACGTTTTAAAAACCAAAATAAAAGATACTGCAATAAGTCAAAGTTTATTAACAGTTGCAACTACTGTTTATAACACTGTTGTTGGTACTACGACTGGTGGAATGAAGGCATTACGAATTGCTATGTTATCCACTGGTATTGGTGCTTTAGTTGTTGGAATAGGTTTATTAATAGCAAATTTCGATAAAGTAATTTCATTATTTAAACCAATAATTGACGGTTTTAAAGCAATAGGTGATTTTATAGGAATTACAGACTTTGCTGCTGAAGAAAAATCTAAGAATGACGCTAAAAGAACAGAAGAAGAATTAAAACGAATGGAAGCCGTTCGTAAAACACGTGAAAAGAATTTTAATAACGAACAATCCGCTTTAGATAGAGAAATAAAATTACAACAAGCATTAGGTAAAAATACTTTAGAACTTCAAAAACAAAAAATCAATGCTTCTATAAAATACCAACAAACTAAAAAGAAAGAATTAGAACAAGACATACGTGCATGGGAAATGTCGTTCAAATTTATGGGTTCAATTGGTGAACAACTTTTAATAGACGCTGGACTTGGTGAAATGCAAGCTAAAGTTAATGAACTTGCTAATAGTATTTTAGACCAACAAAATGAATTAAAAATATTAGAAATAGAAGCTCAAAAAGCCGCTTCAACACCAGCAGCTTCAACTACAACTACAATTTCTGGCGGTGGTGGAATGACACCAGCACAAAAGACGGATATAGACGTAACAAGACGTGTAGAAGACGAAAAATTAAGAATACGTGAAGAAAGTAGAAAAAAAGAATTAGACGCTTTAGATTTAACTTATAAAAGGAAATTAGAAGACGCTGAAAAAGAATTAGCTAATGATAAAGACAAAGTAAATAAACTAAAATTATTAAATGACCAATTTGTAGAAAGTAGAAGGTACGATGAAAAAGTAATTAATGATAAATGGGATAAAATAGAATTAGACGCTGCAACGGCAAAAGAGGAAAAAGATAAAGAACAAAGATTAAATGCTTTAAATTCAGTTGTAACTGATTTAATAGAAACAAAGAAAACTGAAGCCGAAATTGAAATGGCTGCGTGGATGGAAAAACGCAAAAAGCAAAAAGAACAAGACGCTGAAGAATTAGAAAGACAAAAACAATTAAACCAAGAGAAATTAAAATTAGCAAAAGACGGACTTCAATTAGTTTCTTCTGTAATGGATTTATTTGGTAAACAAGACGAAAGACGGGCAAGGTTAGCGTTTCAAGTAGATAAAGCAGCTAAAATATCCAGTGCTACAATAGCTGGTTATGAAGCCGTATTAGAAGCGTACAAGACTGGACAAAAGTCACCATTAACGGCTGTATTTCCAGCCTACCCGTATGTACAAGCTGGTTTGGCTGGTGCATTTGCTGCTGTTAATATTGCAAAAATAGGACAAAGTAAATTTAGTGCTTCAGGTGGTAACGTAGGAAGTACTGGCGGTGCTGCTGCTGGTGCTACGCCAATGACTGCAAACTTTACTACAATAGGTTCAAGTGGAATAAATCAGTTAGCACAATTACAACAGAAGCCAACACAAGCGTATGTAGTTAGTGGCGAAGTAACAAGCGCACAAGCATTAGATAGAAATAGAGTACAAAACGCAACACTTTAAGTTTAATAGATATGGCAAAAGTTGAAATAATAGAACTACTGATTGACGACACAAAATTAGAAGCTGGTATTAATGCGGTTTCAGTTGTTGAAAGTCCAGCGATTGAAGAAAACTTTATAGCGTTAAAAAAGCATGAAGTAGAACTAAAAGAAGTAGATGCTGAAAAGCGTATTTTAATGGGTGCGGCTTTAGTGCCTAATAAACAAATTTACCGTAAAAACAAGGATAAGGAGTTCTATATTTACTTCAGTGAAGATACGGTACGCAAAGCAAGTGAATTGTTTTTAATGCGCTCAAATCAAAATAACGCTACGTACGAACATGAACGCAAAATGCTTGACGGAATGAGTGTAGTTGAAAGCTGGATAATTGAAGACGAAAAGACGGATAAAAGCCGTTTATACAACTTTAATTTACCTAAAGGAACTTGGATGATTTCAATGAAAGTAAACAACGACGATGTTTGGCAAAAGGTAAAAGACGGCGAAGTAAAAGGATTTAGTATTGAGGGACACTTCGTAGACAAATATGAAATGAGTTTACAACAAAACGAGGATGAACGTTTAATAAAAGCTATTCGTGATTTAATACTAAAAGCCGAACAAGAAGAATTAGAAGAAGGCGTTGCGCATTACACAAAAGACGGAAAGTTATATACTGGACCAACACATAAAGATGCTTCAGGACGTTTAATGACGGGCGCGGTACATACGGCAGATTCAGAATATTTATATCACAAAGACGAATTACCTGTACAACTTGAAACGTATAACGATTACCCAAAAGAAGCAACTGAAAATGCGAAGATAGCATTACGCTACGCTGAAGAAAACGGTTGGGGTGACTGCGGTACGCCCGTAGGAAAAGCACGCGCTAATCAATTAGCTAATGGCGAAAACATAAGTAGGGAAACAATTTCACGCATGGCTTCATTTGCACGTCACAAAGAAAATTCACAAAAGGAATTAGGGGACGGATGCGGTCGTTTAATGTGGCTTGCTTGGGGTGGTGACGCTGGTATTGAGTGGGCGCAAAGAAAGTTAGAACAAATAGATAATAAATAGAATATGAAAAAAATGAATAACATTTTAAAAATGATTGCGCAAATGGACGCAAACGCTAACGAAGTTAAATTAGCACAACACGAAGTTAAACTTGCTTCTATTGATAAATTTAGAAGCGAATACAATAAAATACAAAGCGGTAATACTACAAAGTATATTGAACAAATTCAAGCAATTAGAACTAACGTTTTAAAAGGTATTGAACAAGTTGGAACATACAACGAAAAAATACAAAAAACTATTATAGGCTTAAAATCTTTAGGTTTAACCGATGAAATAAAAGACTTTGAATTTTTAAAAAATGATATTCAAAATGATTTTGATGAATTAGTATTCATAAACGATAAATTAAAATCAATATTGTAAATAAATGAGAACAGCAAGTAAAGTTAGTCCCCGTGGTGGTAAACGTGGATGCCTATGTAAAGACGGAAAATACCACAAAGATTGTTGCGACGGTAGTTTAGAAGCTCAAGGAATAGGCAAAACAGCCAGCGTAACGCCGCAAAATGTAACGGTAACAGATAACAACGGGGTACGCACGATAGTACGGCAAAACGGCTAAAAAAGGAACAAGTAAAAATTATAAAAGTTAATAAGTTATGAATACACTAAAAACAGTTTACAACAAGCTATTTAAAGAGGAAACTAACCTTTCTACTCATGAAGTAGATTTAAGCATAAAAGACGATATTGAAAAAACAGTTGCTAATTATGAAGCAATAAGTAAAAAATTAGATTTAAAAATAAATAAATTTTACGATAATGTTTTCATGGCAAAAAAATCTTTTGAAGATTTAAAAGGTGATGCTAATTCTTTATTTGTATCTGAAAAAGAACTTTTATCTGAAAAACTAAAAGCAATTGCATTAGGTAAAGAATTAGGAATAGACGTAACAAGCGCACCTTTTTATAAAGAATTAATAGCAGCTTTAAATAGATTAGAAGACATTAGGTCTGAATATTCAAGTGCAAGTTTACTTGATAAAAGTATAAAAATTTAAAATAAACAAAAATGAAAAATAGCCTAATCAATCAAATCAAAACTTTACTTGGAATGGAAGTAAAACTTGAACAAATGAAACTAATGGACGGCGTAACAGTTTTAGAAGCTGATATGTTTGAAGCTGGTAACGAAATTTTCGTAGTAACGGAAGACGAACAAAAAATACCCGTGCCAGTAGGAGAATACGAAATGGAAGACGGTCGTATGTTGATCGTTGTTGAAGAGGGAATTATTTCCGAAGTAAAAGAAAAAGAAGAGGAAGAGGAAGCACCTGAAATTGAAGAGCCTATCGAAGAGGAAGCGAAAAAAGAACAAGAAATGGAAACTTCAAAAGCTGCGCCTAAAAAGATAGTTGAAAGCATGATTAAAGAATCTTTCTTTTCTGAAATTGAAGCGTTGAAAAACGAGAATAACGAACTAAAAGCGGAACTATCTAAGTTGAAAGAAACTAAAGAAGTTGAACTATCTGAAGAAGTTAAACCAATTTCTTTTAACCCTGAAAACGAAAACAAAGTTGAATCTATAAAATTTGCGTCTAAAAGACCACGCACTATTATGGATTCAGTTTTAAACAAACTAAATAAGTAATAATTTAAAAAACAAAAAAAATGAGTACAACATTAACAAGTATCTCAAATGATTCTTTACGTCAAGTAGGTGTAATTGAAACATTGACGGGTGCAACAACTTTAACTGCTGAAGATAGCGGTAAAGTATTTATCTTAAACGCTGCTGCTGGAGCGCAAATTACACTTCCAGGGGTTGCCGATGGAGCTGGACAGTCTTACAAATTTGTAGTAGGTGCATTATTTGCAACAACTGCTTGGACTATTAAAGCGGCTACAAGCAAAATTCAAGGTGGTGTTATCGTAAACAGTACTAACGTTCCTGCTGCTGATGAAAACACAATTACGTTTTCGGCTTCTGCTGATACAATCGGAGATTTCGTGGAATTAGTAGGTGATGGAACAAACTGGTATGTTTTCGGACTTGGTACTTCTGCTGGTGCAATTACTTTAACCGTAGTATAAATAAAATAAAAAACTAAATAAAAATGGAAAAAATTAACCTATCAACTACTCAAAGCATTACTACAACGTATGCTGGTGAGTTCGCTGGAAAATATATCGCTGCTGCTTTGTTAAGCGCTCCAACTTTGGAAAAAGGCGGTATTACTATCATGCCTAACGTTAAGTACAAACAAGTAATTAAAAGAGTTGCTACTGACGATATTATCAAAAACGCAACTTGTGATTTCGACCCTACTTCAACAGTAACTTTAACTGAAAAAATTCTTCAACCTGAATCTTTTCAAGTTAACCTACAATTGTGTAAAAGTGATTTCAGACAAGATTGGGATGCTATTCAAATGGGATATTCTGCATTCGATGTTTTGCCGAAGTCTTTCGCTGATTTTTTAATAGCACACGCTGCTGAAAAAGTTGCTGCTGGAATGGAAACTTCTATTTGGAGAGGTGTTAACGCAACTGCTGGACAGTTCGCTGGTTTAATGACACAATTAACTACTGATGCTGCTTTACCAGCTGCTCAAGAAATTGCGGGTACTACTGTTGACGCTACTAACGTTGTTGCACAATTAGGTTCTATCGTTGATGCTTTACCAGCTGCTTTGTACGGTAAAGAAGATTTAACTTTGTATGTTTCTAATAACATTTATAGAGCGTATGTTCGTGCTTTAGGTGGCTTCGCTGCTTCAGGAGTAGGAGCTAACGGTTACGACAACAAAGGAAATAACCAAGTATTGAATGACTTGTATTTCGACGGAGTTAAAATATTCTTAGCTAACGGACTTGCTGCAAATACTGCTTTACTTTCTCAAACTTCAAACTTGTACTTTGCGACTGGTTTAATGAATGATATGAACGAAGTTAAAGTTATTGATATGGGAGATATCGACGGTTCGCAAAATGTACGCGTAGTAATGAGATTTACAGCTGACGCGAAGTACGGTTTTGCTTCTGACTTAGTTACTTACGGAATCGTTAACTCGGCTAACTAAAAAACATAAACTATAATAAAGGGTGGTGCAATATACACCACCTTTTTTTTTGTTAAACTTTAAAAAATAAATAAAATGAGTTGTGATATAACA